CCCTCCCGGGCCGTCGAGACTCAGCGATGGGTTTCTAAATCCGTCCATACTCTGTTCTGAAGAGGTGCAAATTGCCAGATAAAACCAACGAGTTGATCATCGTAGAACCCTTGCGGCCTGTGCTTGGTCGATCCGGAGTCAGCTACATTTCGGTACCCCAACAAGGGGTTCCATTGTTGCTGACCGAGGGCGACGTTGCGAATCCGCAGCATGAGGTTCATAAGGAGTATCGCTACGTTCACGGTGACACCCATGAGGGTCCACCGTACAAAGAAGGTGGCGACTTTCTCCAATACACGATGCATTACCCCGTTGATATTCTCGAAGGATCAGCCTACACGGAAACGTGGACAGCCCCCAGGTTAGGGTATTTCTTCTCCCCAACCTGGCCCGGACACGGTTGGTATCAAGGTGGGTTTATCCTACCTTCTACCTACGGTGTCGAGGGATTGGGTGATTCTGAACGTATTTTATACGATCAGATCACTGAATCCTACGTGAATCCCGGCAACTTGCAAGAACTCGGAAACCGCGCATACAACCGTTTGCGTCCCAAGATTGAGCAGGCAGGGGTCTTTACAGCCGCCTACGAGCTGAAGGATCTTCCTGGGATGTTACAAACTAGCGTCGGCGGTATGAAAGACATCTATCGTACCATTGGCGGTGACTTCCGGAATCCGCTTCTCGGCCCAAAAGCCGTAGCGGACCACTTTCTCAATCACGAATTTGGTTGGGTACCCTTAGTCCAAGACATTCAGAAGACCATAAAGGTCGCACACGACTTTGACAAGTACGTGTCTGACGCAAAAAGTCGGAATGGCAAGTGGGCTAAGAGGAGGTTTCGTGAGCCTCATATCGAGGAAGAGCACGTTGAGTATCAGACCTCTGGTGCTTCTACGTTTGTGTACCCCTCCCTGGGTGACACATATATTTCGTCAGGTAAATTCACGGTTACCCGTCAGAGAATGACGGACACGTGGTATACCGGGCGTTTTATGCAGTACTTCCCCGAATTCGATACATCGTTTGGTCCCGATGACATGCTGACCCAGCTTGAACAAGGGCTGGATCTGTATGGGGCTCGCATGAGCCCGATCAACTTGTATCGCATTACGCCTTGGACATGGATGATTGACTGGTTCGCTGGTGCCGGTGATCTCGTTCAACGAGCTACCGACATTGCGAATGGGTCTACCTATGCCGAGGCTTTCTATCTCATGCGACACTGCTATGAGCGTTGGGAGTTCAAAAGTGAATTCACCGACCATCTTGGCAACACCCAGACTCTGGTATGGTACCGGAGTATCGAGGTGAAGCGTCGCGAGAAAGCTAAGAGTATGTTTGGATTCTCTGCAAATCCGGCTGGATTGTCGGATATGCAAAAGGCGATCTTGGGAGCGCTCGGTATTAGTCGAGCCTTCTGAGATTTATCGCTTGGTGGTACCCTAATGCTGTTCAGTTTCGCACCTGGGCAGATTCCACCTTGTTAACGCGATTTCTCGAAGGAGATCAACTATGTATTCTGACCCCGTTGACATTGTTATCGATGGAGCGACGATCCATCTTCCTAGGGTTGGTATGGGAAGTGGCACTGCCACTTACCAAAACCCGGATGGGACGTATGCGTTAACCATTACGCAAACGGCCACGAAAGCTGATCGACGACGTCATCAGCTACGTTTGGACGTTAAGAAGGTCGTTACAGATCCTCTGACTAGTCAGCAGGACTACGACTCTTCGAGCATCCTCGTCTCGATCGATAGGCCGAGTTTCGGTTTTTCGGTCGGCGACGTTGATGCGCTCATGACAGGGATTAAAACCCTGTTAAGTACAGCTTTCGTCACTAAGCTATACGGTGGCGAGAGTTAATTTCCTCTCCGGAGGGTGTGTCACGGGTAACCGAGGGGTCGAGTACGTAGCTTGACTGTCTACCTCCGACTGGGGGAGATATGAAAAGCAACGTAAGTGATCACCTAGAGATGGTTGCCGCTGTCTATTCAGACGCCGCAACCAAGTGTACCGCTGAAGTCTCTGCTTTACGTGACCTAGAAACCATCAGGTCACGGGTTGAAGAAGAAGGGATGTCGTTCTTAACGATTACCCTTCCTAACTTCTGCCGAGACTTCGAGAGAAGCCTGGCAGATGGTTATATAGACCCTTCTAGCTTTGCTGGTTTTCCTCGTGTGAGGAAGGCCGGAAAGCGAGGAGCAATCCCTGCATTCTTGCAAGGTATGCTCGGTCAACTCTTCAACCGTGAGACAGGAGAACAGAACGATGAAACGAACGATTCCCCCACCATCGTTGAGTCAGTCAGACAAATCTGCCTACTCTTCAAGAAGGTGGAGATGCCCTGTACACCCACTAGGATGTATAGAGCTGTCGCCTCATTCGTCGATGTTGAGCACGCTAACGAGGTCTTTACCGCGCCAGACGATGCTCTCAGTTATTTTGAGGGCGTCAGTGAGTGCCTTTGGACTAATCTCGTGGACGCTATACGCGTACATGAGCTGGTCCCTCGGCACGGTCCCGGCGCCACCGCCGAAGGTATTGCCGGAAACGGTAAGTACGTTTGGCATGAGTGGTACGAGCGTCTTGAGCCTTACTTTCCTTTCTTTCCTACTGCTCTCTCTATGGGAGCTTTGGAAGATTACGGGAAAGCGCTCGAGGAGGTTGCGTTTTGTACGGAGGATCAAGAGCGACCTGTCAAGGTCACTCTTGTTCCAAAGACCTTGAAGGCCCCCCGCGTTATTGCTATAGAGCCTGTATGCATGCAGTATGCACAACAGGCTGTCTCTTCAGCCCTTCAACGGGAGATAGAGGCCTATTGGTTAACGAGAGGTCACATAAACTTTAGTGACCAGACTACCAACCAACAGCTGGCTTTGACGTCGTCGAAATCGGGTCGGTACGCGACTATCGACTTATCTGATGCTAGTGACCGAGTTCCTTGGTCGCTAGTTAAGGTTATGCTCGCAAGCAACCAAGACTTCCTGGGTGCTGTTGAGGCATGTAGATCGACGGGCGCTCTCTTGCCTGATGGTCGCATTCTGCGGCCTTTGTACAAGTTTGCGTCGATGGGTAGTGCTCTCTGCTTTCCGATAGAGTCCATGTATTTCTACACTGTATGTGTAGTGGCTCTATTGGAGAGTAGAAAACTTCCTGTAAATCAACGAAACATTTTCGATGTTTCGCGTGATGTGTTCGTCTACGGTGATGACATAGTCATCCCGTCAGAAGAAGCGGACGCTGTTCTTGCTAGCCTGCAGAGATACAACTGCAAGGTGAATCTCAACAAGTCGTTCTGGACCGGAAGGTTCAGGGAATCTTGTGGAGTTGACGCCTACGGTGGTATGCCGGTAACCCCGGTGTATCTCCGGAAGGACGTTCCTAAGAACAGACAGCAAGCAGCTGAAATTGTTTCCTGGGTTGCGACGGCGAATCTCTTCTACAAGAAGGGGTACTGGCGCACCACCTCTCATATGATTCGCACAATCGAGAGGATCATAGGGCCTTTGCCCTATGTCTCAGAAACGAGCTCGGCTCTTGGAAGAATATCTTTCCTGGGCTATCGCTCTGTCGGAAGATGGAGCCTGGATCTTCACCGATGGGAGACCAAAGGTGAAGTTCCAACCCCTGTCTATCGCTGTGACAAGGTAGACGGATATTCAGCTCTTCAGAAGTGCCTCCTTAGGCTTGAGCGTGGTTCTCCAACTACGTTAGAGCCGTCGAGCGCTTTTGAGCTGGGTCAGGCCAAGGGAGTTCAGACTCCCCTTGGTGTTGACCTTAAGCATTTGGAGCGATCTGTACGGCGCGGCGCCGTCACACTTAAACGCCGCTGGGTCCCTGCTACATAAGCAGGGGTATATCGCGGTATTCCGCGGGGGGGACGCCGAAAGACG